TACCCCTACAGGCTCGCCTACGGAACAAACGAAAAGTTGCTCCAAGAGCGGCCAGATTGGGTCCGGCAATTAGTGTGGCAGCGCGTCAAGAACATAGCGGAGTACGAAGGAGATTTCAGTGAGTTTAAAACTGATAGGAAACTTTGGATACTTCGTGACATGCGAGACCCCGTCAGATTGTTTGGCAAGAACCAAGGGCAGCCCATAAGGAAGATGATGTGCAGAATTATTTCGCACGTTTCCCTCATAGACCAGATGGTGATGCGGTTTTTCTTTGGAGCATATGCTGCTGCAGAAGGTGAGTTCTATCCCTATCTTCCTACGAAGAAGGGAATTGGATTTAGCAGCGAGCACGCAACGAAGATCGGAAACTGCGTCTATGCAACGTCTCAGGAGCTGGATCGTGATCCAATCGCTTCGGACGTATCGGGATGGGAGAAGAACTTTTCTCAGGACTGCGCTGAAATATTTGCTAGGCATATGCTGGCGACGTGCGAGGACAGGTGTTCGCTGCTTGAAAAGGCAGCCTTATGGTGGAAAGAATCATTAACCTCGACTCCTTATGTCACAGACGGTGGGCAGCTTATCGACTACGCGGACACTCGCGTCCAGCGCAGCGGCTGCCTCATGACTACATCCTCTAACGGCGTTGCGCGTGTCGCATGCGCCGTGGCATGCGACCACATCGCCAATGCGATGGGTGACGACTGCATCGAATGGTGCGGGCAAGAAGACATAACCGCTGAGGAAGTTATCAAGAAGTACGACAACATAGGCGTACCCGTCCGTGGATTAGAAAAACAGTCGAGGACTGATTTCACATTCTGTTCTCACAGGTATAAGCGACAGGACGACGGCACGTGGCGGTGCTGGCTTGCAACTCCAGAAAGGATGCTTTACGATGCGTCGTTTAGCAAAGTCTGCGACACCTCTACCCTAATGAACTATCTGGCTGAGGTCGAGCAGATGCCGCCTAGTGAGTACAAGGACAGGATCGTGACGTTCATAGAGTGTCGCCACGAGCTGCTGGGGGCCGTCGCCCGGCATGACAAAGCGGATGAATAAGGGCAGTACCCGGCCCAAACAACAGGGTACGAACGCAAATGACGCTGCATCCAAGATTAAGGATCTCGTTAAAAAGATGGACAGCTTGACAGCTGCAGTGAAGAAGAAGAAGTCCAACAGGTCTGGTTTGTCAGAACTGATGGGCCGAGCGGGAACGGTGCTTGGCGCTGGAATCTCCAAAATCACCGGTTTCGGTGATTACGTGGTCCACGACAACACCATGTCAAAAGGTGGTTACTCATCTATTGACGTCCCGAACTTCGGCACTGGATCAAGTGAGGTACGGGTTACACACCGTGAATTTGTGAAATCAATTTCGGTTCCCGGTGACCCCACCAATTTTAATAACTACACACTTGATATTAACCCATCTAATGAGGTGCTATTTCCTTGGTTGAGCAGGATCGCACGTAATTATCAACAATATAAGATCAATGGTATGGTTTTTACGTTTAAGTCAATGACCAGCGAGTACGCGAGCTCAGGCTCTTTGGGTACTGTTGGTATTGCGACTAACTACAACGTGAATGACAAGCCGTACGAAAATCTTGTTGCGTTTGAGAACAGCCAGTTTGCTGTTGTGAACAAACCTAGCCTTAATATCGTTCACGCGATAGAGTGCAAGGAATTCGCACGCAACGGGCTGCAGCTTTATGTGCGTGACGCTTCCAGCGAATCTACTAACATTAGTGACGCTCGCTTTTACGACTATGCTAAAGTGCAGATTATGACAGAAGGCTTGCCGCAGGCCGTCGACACCACTTTGGGTCAGCTTTGGGTGTCTTACGACATTACACTGCTGAAACCCATCGTGGGCGGCGCGCCGGCACCCGCGCCTGTGGTGCCCAGAACTATCCTGAGGTCGCAGAAGGACACCACTGCTTTGCAGTGGCTGGACGACGGCGACATCTATACGGACAAGATCGAATGGCACACGCAGCCTCTTACGGTGAACACGCAATTCACGTCGTTCGCCACTCCAGAGGGCCTTGAAATAACCAGCACCAAGCCAACAACGTTTAGCCGAACGCCGACTGACCTGACACTGATCACGGCAAGCCCTAACGGAGGGCTGCGTATTCTGCGTAACGGTCATTACACTTTAAGCTTCGACCTTATTGCGTTGTTCCAAGTGAACGAGTTTCTTCTCGAAGGCGCAAACGCGTCCTCGACGTTCACACTGACTGCAGGTGGTACTGCAGTCGTTGAGGAAATCCTGAAAACGAGTTTCGACGTTGCTCACATGCCGATTGTGGGCTCATCTCAAGTGGGCCGCTCGGCGTCGGGCGGCAACGGACGAATCACCGTTGCTGTTTCCGGAATCACTGGAACCAGCGGGTATGTGGACATCAACCTGTCCCCATGGACCTCGGGGGGCAATGCAAACATGTTGGCTAAGGATGTCTATCACGTCATTGACTTGACGTGGTCGGACCACGCCACGTTGACGGAGTGAGGCAGCCTCACATTGTAGATGCATTTGCAAACTTAATTGGAAGGAAAACCAAACCAAAACCAAGGCCGGGCGGAGCCTGAAAAATTCTGCCGCCTGCGGGCCCCGGGCCCGCTGGTGGGTGCTTGAAATGCTGAG